ATGGCACTGAATATACCATTCAGAAATGTGTACTATCGTTTTGCATCCAGTTACTCATTTCTCTTTTTTATTTCCTGGTCGCTGTGGTGGTCGTTATACGCTATTTGGCTGAAAGGACATCTAGGGTTGACTGGGACGGAATTAGGTACACTTTATTCGGTCAACCAGTTTACCAGTATTCTATTTATGATGGTCTACGGCATCGTCCAGGATAAACTCGGTCTGAAGAAACCGCTTATCTGGTGTATGAGTTTCATCCTGGTCTTGACCGGACCGTTTATGATTTACGTTTATGAACCGTTACTGCAAAGCAATTTTTCTGTAGGTCTAATTTTGGGGGCGCTCTTTTTTGGCTTGGGGTATCTGGCGGGCTGCGGTCTGCTTGATAGCTTCACCGAAAAAATGGCACGAAATTTTCATTTCGAATATGGAACAGCGCGCGCCTGGGGATCTTTTGGCTATGCGATTGGCGCGTTCTTTGCTGGCATATTTTTCAGTATCAGTCCCCATATCAACTTCTGGTTGGTTTCGCTATTTGGCGCTGTATTTATGATGATCAACATGCGTTTTAAATATCAGGATCAGCAGTGCGTAGCGGCAGATGCGGGAGGGGTAAAAAAAGAGGATTTTATTGCAGTTTTCAAGGATCGAAACTTCTGGATTTTCGTCATATTTATTGTGGGGACGTGGTCTTTCTATAACATTTTTGATCAACAGCTCTTTCCTGTTTTTTATGCAGGTTTATTCGAATCACACGATGTAGGAACGCGCCTGTATGGTTATCTCAACTCATTCCAGGTTGTACTCGAAGCGCTGTGCATGGCCATTATTCCTTTCTTTGTTAACCGGGTAGGGCCAAAAAATGCATTACTTATCGGTGTTGTGATTATGGCGTTGCGTATTCTTTCCTGCGCACTGTTCGTTAATCCCTGGATTATTTCATTAGTGAAGCTGTTACATGCCATTGAGGTTCCACTGTGTGTCATTTCCGTCTTCAAATACAGCGTGGCAAACTTTGATAAGCGCCTGTCGTCGACGATCTTTCTGATTGGTTTTCAAATTGCTAGTTCGTTGGGGATTGTGTTGCTTTCAACGCCGACTGGAATACTTTTTGACCATGCAGGTTACCAGACGGTTTTCTTCGTAATTTCGGGTATTGTCTGCCTGATGTTGTTATTTGGCATTTTCTTCCTGAGTAAAAAGCGTGAGCAAATGGTGATGGAAACGCCTGTACCTTCTGCAATATAGACGTAAACTCTTTCCGGTTGTTGTCGATAGCTCTATATCCCTCAACCGGAAAATAATAATACCAAAATGCTTAGCGCGGCTAATAATCGCCTAATCCAAACGCCTCATTCATGTTCTGGAACAGTCGCTCAAATGTACTCAGGATACGCGGTTCGCTGATTTCCAGGAAATTGTCGTAATTCAGCGACCTGTCCCGTGTATCACGGGCCTGCTAATCCATCAAGGAATGCATTGCGGAGTGAAGTATCGAGTCAAGCCAGATTTCGCGATCAGGATTCTGTGTGATGAATACATTGCCAGGCCCGGGGCTGTTTAGTCATCGCCGCACAGTGCTGAGATTTCAACCTGTTGCAGGGAAAATGAGTAGATTTAGGGCAAGTGTGCTGCCAAACCCAACTTTTACGCGGGGAAGGTGGATTTCGTTGGAAGGATAAATGGTGTCCCCTGCAGACATCTACTTGGCGCGGCAGGGGATTGATTGGAATGATATTTTTTAGATGTGAGAAATATTTTACCCGCTATTTTACCCATTAGCGCGGCTTAAGAGCTTATTTTTGAATTCACAATGGTCACGATATAACCATCTTGCTCGTCCGTGGATAACTTTGGCTTTTGGCAGGTCGCCGGACTTAATCCGGTCGTAGATGAAGGTTTTACCGAAGCCAGTATCGGCCATGATGAATTTCAAATCAACCAGTGAATCAGGCTGTAGTTCGTGTTGCATGAGTGCTATCTCCGAATAGGGAATCGAACCTGCAAATCAGGCAATAAAAAACCGCCATCAGGCGGCTTGGTGTTCTTTCAGTTCTTCAATTCGAATATTGGTTACGTCTGCATGCGCTATCTGCGCCCATATCATCCAGTGGTTATAGCAGTCGTTGATGTCCTCTGCTTCGATAACTCTGTTGAATGGTTCTCCATTCCATTCACCTGTGACTCGGAAGTGCATTTATCATCTCCATAAAACAAAACTCGCCGTAGCGAGTTCAGATAAAAGAAATCCCCGCGAGTGCGAGGATTGTTATTCACCTTTGACGGCAAGTTGCAGGTTAGCCATGGTTAACCTCCTGCGGAGTAGCCTTTACAAGCACTGGTGTAAATCCATCTTCATTAAGGTTATGAATATAGACTTCCGTTCTCCTGCGCTCTTCAGCGTTTAATATGGTTTCTGGATCATAAACCCATACTTTCATTCGACTATTCCATGAAGAAATCGCTTCAGATTTAGTTCGTTTTTCTGGTCCTTGGGCACCACATTTGCATGACACATAGCGCATTTTCCCTCTGATACTGAATGAGTATCCGATGTTAAGCACAGTGGAACCACAGAATGGGCAGCGATATAGATTCATAAATCATCCACCTTAGGCGCAGCTGAGACAGCAACATTCCAGAACTCAGAAAACATATTGTATGCACCAGATAGATTGGAAGTGGCATACCCTCCAAGCTCACTTCTAATCTGAACGGCTCTCATCATTTCCGGGGTTAACTCCTTCGGCACCATAACCCAACCATCCGGAATTACCGGAGAGTTGCCGGGTTCTTTAATGTGCAAGCGAGGCTCACCATCTTTTGGCTCAGGCCACTGGCGCTCCATGTTGATCTTCAATTTATCTTCCATAGCAGCGGTAATTTCAGCATCGCTGATGCCAGCACGGCGCTGTGCATCCCACAACAGAAACTGCATATCAGCCCACTCGCTAAGATCGTCTGGTTCGGCTGCGGCTTCCAGTGCCTCTTTTGAGAGATGTTTCAGCGGACCAATGGGGCCAACGCAGCCAAATGTGGAGTCAGACCATTTGGCATGCTCGTGGCGAATCTGTTCGCGTTGCAGCGATGCCAGAGCAATTCGTGCCAGTTCCATTTGTTCGCCACGGGTAAGTCCGTTTTCAAGCGGATTTTTAATGAACAATTCAATACGTTCTTTGGTAATAGTGGTCATGTGTTACTCCTTAACCCGCAGTGCTTTCAACTGATGAGGGGAACAAAATCTTTTCATCAAACCCTGCATTCATATCATGAACAGCAACACACCAATCCATCGACGAACGATTATCAAGAGCCTCCATGATTTCATCCATGCGGCGCAGGTCATACAGGTAAATGCTTTTATCGCCAATGGTGTAAAAACCAATTTTTTTCGGTGACGGGCAGCGATCAAGAACGTTCTGTAATTCGCTCAACCATGCCTGTTCCTTTTTTGTCAAAGTTGCCATATCACTCTCCTTTGATGCGAATGCCAGCAAGCCAGTTTCTTATGCCGATATATTCAGCGTTCCTGAAACCGCTTTTTACATATATAAATGGCAAGCGAAGATTGTGACCATTGGCTGCTAGGTAGTATTTACAACCCTGTTCGGTGAAACAGCAGGTAACGAATTCATCAATATCTTTCACAGCAACGCGCCGCCATTTTTCTGGTGGCTCTCGAAAGTTTTCGTGAAGTAGTTCGAGACGACGACTTTGGCGTTTATTGGCTTCATTACCATCTTCATCAACCCAGACAATCCGGTCATAGTCATAATCAGCATCAACAACGATTTCGCGCTTTTGATACACACAAAACATAGGGTCTGACGTTATTCGATTATCCTGTGTTCGAATATTTTCACCGATGATGCCAAACGAATCTGGTGCAGCTTTTTTCTCCAGCTCTGCAATGCGTTTGCTTTGAGCTTCCAGTTCATCAAGAAGCGCAAGCACGGTAACTGGTTTTGCGCTTACCCCAACCAACAGGGGATTTGCTGCTTTCCATTGAGCCTGTTTCTCTGCGCGACGTTCGCGGCGGCGTGTTTGTGCATCCATCTGGATTCTCCTGTCAGTTAGCTTTGGTGGTGTGGTAGGTGGGAGACCCATTTCGACCTGCTTCGGCCGACTTCAATTCGGCAATAGTTCCGCAGGCCTCGCCGCTTTACGTGCGACATATTCCCATCCATGAACCCTTCACCACACCCCAAAGCCTTCTGCTTTGAATGCTGCCCTTCTTCAGGGCTTAATTTTTAAGAGCGTCACCTTCATGGTGGTCAGTGCGTCCTGCTGATGGCTTAAAATCACAAGAAAGATTGTATGTTGTAAACAAGATATATTGTAAAAAGGGGCGTGAAAAACAAACTCCGTTGTTTTTAAATGAAAAATAGTTTGTTTTTGGTTATCGAGATTGAGGTGGGGATTACTGGTTGCAGGTTCCGACTACATCACCAACAAATGATTTGGTTGATGTAAGTTGTTGCATACCTGGGATATTCATTACTTTGGAGTAAAGAGCTTTTTTGTCTGTAGTGATTGACCAAGTTTCAACGGTTATTCCTCCTCCAGACTGGTATTCTCCTACCATAGTGTTCGATGACAAAGCAGTGTATTTCATCTCTGGGTAGACGCCAGAAACTGATTCATAAACTGATGATTTATCGCCATTTATTGTTACGTGGAAAACGGAATCTTCCGTGCTGTCTTTTGTAAACTCGTAACGATCGCCATTCATTGACCCGTACCCGTGCAGGTTTGTGACAATCCAGCATTCAGAATTGGCGCTGGTAGTTAAGAGTATTGAGAGTAGCGCCGCAATCCTGATCATACGAATTTTACCCTCGCTTCCACGACAACACCGATAATCTTGCAGTTCCCGTTGATAGGAGTCATAGGCCATGAAGGGTTCAGGCCTTTCAGGTACTTCTGCCCGCCATCTATAACCAGTTTCTTGAATGTTGCTTCGTTCGCGTCAGTCAGTTTGGCTACAACAAGGCTTCCATTCACTGGCTCGCGTCCAGTATCTACTAACACCATATGACCTTCAGGGATGCTTTGACCTACAGGTGAGGTCATGGAATCACCTTCAACCTTCAGCCAGAATCCATCGCCTAATAAGTTAACGTCACTGTCATACCATTCATCAATGTCCTTGATATCGTAGGGTTCACAAGCTTCACACCACGAACCAGCTCTAACCATGCTAATCAATGGATATTTCCCTTTGGGCTCAACATGCCCAACAAATCTAACATTCGAATCAGAGGTGCCATTGAGCAGCCAGTCAACACTTACGCCAAGAGCTGACGCAAGTTCTGGTAAAAAGCGTGGTCGCTTAGTTTTACCGTTTTCGAGCTGCTCTATAGACTGCTGGGTAGTCCCCACCTTTTGAGCAAGTTCAGCCTGGTTAAGTCCAAGCTGAATTCTTTTGCTTTTTACCCTGGAAGAAATACTCATAAGCCACCTCTGTTATTTACCTCCAATCTTCACAAGAAAAACTGTATTTGACAAACAAGATACATTGTATGAAAATACAAGAAAGTTTGTTGATGGAGGCGATATGCAAACTCTTTCTGAACGCCTCAAGAAGAGGCGAATTGCGTTAAAAATGACGCAAACCGAACTGGCAACCAAAGCCGGTGTTAAACAGCAATCAATTCAACTGATTGAAGCTGGAGTAACCAAGCGACCGCGCTTCTTGTTTGAGATTGCTATGGCACTTAACTGTGATCCGGTTTGGTTACAGTACGGAACTAAACGCGGTAAAGCCGCTTAAGACATTCTCGCTCTTACACATCCCCGCCCTGAAAAAGGGCATTACCAGAAACAAATCTCTATGGTTTTGCGTTTCTTTGCGAAGCCAACTCTATCTAATCATTAAGGAAATTATCTATGGGTACTATTGCAACTAAAAGCAAGAAAGCGGCTCGCATCGAGTCAGCCTTGCTGAACAAACTGGCACTGATGGGGCAGAAGACATTCGCTCGAGCAATGGGGGTTCCTGAATATCAGGTAAGCCGATGGAAGAATGGTTTCTTCTCGCAGGTAAGCATGATGCTGGCTGTTCTGGAATACGGAATCGAAGACGATGAAATGGCTGAGCTGACTAAGCGGCTTGCCAATTACCTGACAAAAGAAAAAGCCCCGAAGAACGGCGAATTCTTCGAGGCCTGATGTAGAAAGACTGGATCAATCCACAGGAGTAATTATGACAAAACGTCGTAAGAAATACCAGGAAAAAGAAGAGATTCGACACCCTGATTCACCTGAGGGATTAGTGGTAGCCGCAGCAAATAACAGGGCGTTCGCAGAGCGCCTTGTTGGTGTTTACAGACTAGCCAAAGCAGGAGTGAAACATGGGCGTCGTTAAGTTAGCTGATTACAGGCCTCAACTGGAGGTCGTGGAGCATCGCGTGGCAGATACCGAAGATGGTTTCATGCGCGTTGCTAACGAGATTACCGACAGTCTGCTGATGGCTGATTTAACCGTCCGGCAGCTGAAGGTGATGCTCGCTATCATGCGCAAGACATACGGATTCAATAAGCCGATGGATCGACTCACAAACACGCAGATAGCAGCCATGACAGGTATTCATCACACTCATGTTTGCGCTGCCAAGCGCCAGCTTATTGAGCGTAAATTCCTCATTGCTGATGGCGTGAAAATCGGAGTGAACAAGGTGGTTTCGCAGTGGATTAGCCAGGACAGCTTAACATTAGCTAAAACAGCTAATAAAACATTAGCCAAGTCGGCTAATGGGTATAAGCCAAGTCAGCTAAACACAAAAGACAATATACAAAAGACAATAAATACAAATACCCCCTTACCCCCTAACGGGGTCGGCGATGGGCAGGTTAAACCTGAACGTCGCAAGGCAGAACGAATCGACTACGAATCCTTCCTGAACGCCTACAACACCGAAGTCGGTGACAGACTGCCACACGCTGTTGCGGTCAATGAGAAACGCAAACGCCGCCTGAAGAAAATCATCCCGCAACTGAAAACGCCAAACGTGGACGGTTTCAGAGCGTATGTCAGGGCGTTTGTGCATCAGGCCAAGCCGTTTTACTTCGGAGACAACGACACTGGCTGGACAGCTGATTTTGATTACCTGCTGAGGGAAGATTCGTTAACGGGAGTACGGGAAGGGAAGTTTGCAGACAGGGGGATTGCATGAGACAGGATACCCTGTATATAACGGACAGATTGCCAAATTCGTTACCGTGCAAGGCCATTCTATGGCTGTTTATGATGCGTATGGTGCGCAGCAGTTCTATTTTCCTAATGTGCTGAAGTATGAT